CTCTTAGAGAACTTGGTAAAGATTTTATTGGCAATACTTTAACTAAAAAAACGTGTGAGGTTTCGTTGTCATTGGATATTACGTCCAACAATGCTACAGATACATACGTTATTACAAGAAAGTTAAATCCAACAAAGTGCATTTTAACAAAAAACGGAGAGAATGTAACGAGGTCAACTTTAGCTAAAACTAATGCTTATATACAAGAATTAATACATACTCCTGCTACTGTATTTCAAAATTCTGTAATTATGTCTGTCAATAGTGCAACACCTTTTATGGCATTGCCTAAGACCGATAAAAGAAAATTTATCGAAAGTGTTCTCGGACTCGAGGTTTTTACTGCAATGGTCTTAAAAGCGAGAGATGATTATAATATTCTTAAAAAGGATTACGATGTAGAATATGTTAAATTTGAAAGTCTCGAAAAGGAGTTGCAATTTAATACTCAACAGCTTGAAAACTATGAATCATCAAAGCAAGAACGTATTGCTAGACAAACTGAAAAGAGAGATAAGCTGGTAATTGATATCAATACACTTAAACTAAAGTTAGTTGATTTAAATTCTGTTAGCGTGTCAGTTTTGGATGATCAAATAGTTGAAATTGAAAATGAAATATCTATACGTGAACAGACAAAAAGTGGTCTTGCGTCTAAATTGCATAAAGTAGAGGCCGAAGTTACTTTAGAAACTAAACAAATTAAACAACTTCAAACTACAAAAGATGCCTGTCCAACTTGCAAAAGAGATTATTCCGAAGAGCATGTGCAGCATATTAAAGAATTAATATCACAACACGAAAATAATATTGCTGCGTACAAAAAAGCTATAGACAAAATTAATGGTCTTATAGAACTTGAAATAATTGCAATCAACGATCTAAAAGCTAAAACGGTTTTGCTTAGATCGGAGAAAACAACATTAACAAAACAGCAAGTTGAAAACGATAGTACTAAATTGAGTATTTCACATTTAGAGACTAATTTGGTCGACACTGAAACCGAAATTACAAATATTAGTAGAGAGCAAAATAACGATTTGAAAGGTAAGATTACAACACTTACTACAAGCGTTCAAGAATCTACAGAAAAAGTTAACAAACTCAATAATGATCTTAATATTTTAGAAACGGTAAAATTTGTAATTTCCGAAGAAGGTATTAAATCGTTTATTGTAAAAAAGATTCTTAAGGTCTTGAATTCTAGACTTGCATACTATCTTAAAAAACTTGAAGCCAATTGTCTTTGTCAATTTAATGAATTCTTTGATGAAGAGATTATAGATGAGAGTTCTCAGCCTAAGTCGTATTTTAATTTTTCTGGTGGAGAACGTAAGCGTATTGACTTAGCTTGTCTGTTTGCATTTGCAGATATTCGTCGCTTACAAGGAGATGTTATCTTCAGTACGGTGTTTTATGATGAATTGCTCGATTCTTCATTGGACGACAAGGGAGTATACTTGACGTTAAAAGCATTGCGTGAAAGGTATAACGAAAATAATGAATCGTGTTATATTATTACGCATAGAGGTGTAGAAGTGACTGCTAAGGCTGAACATACTATTCATGTAGTAAAACAAAACGGTATTTCATTAATCAAGTAGTAGACTACAACAACATAGCACAATAGGTAATAATATGTATACGGTATCTAATTTTGGCTTACAAAATATCATCGGAGCTCCACATGGTCTTCCGCACGGCTTAGCTTCGCATAATTTTGCTAAACCAGGTCCTGTAATTCCACCAATTGAAATTCCTGGCCAGGATCTTAAGAGAGCAATATGCTATTTGGCCGACTATGGTGGTTGTGGTTTTTACAGAGGTATTGGACCTAATTTGCTTTTGAATTTGCACAATAAAGCTGTTGTAATGGACTCAACGACTATGATTTTAGATCCTCGTTTTTACGAGACTGTTGAGGCAGTAAAATTCCAAAGACAAGCAACACTTCAGCAAAAGCAATTTGTTCAAGTCCTCAAAGAGATATCAAAACAAAATAAAAGGCTTAAATTAATTTATGAAATTGATGACGTAGTCTTTGGTGAAGATATTCCTCTTTATAACAGAAACAGAGAAGCATTTACGTCGCCCGAAATTAGACAAAACATTATGGATATTATTTCTATGATGGATGAAGTTACTGTTACGTGTGACTACTTTAGAGATTATTTGATTGATAAGACTGGTAACAAAAACGTATCAACATTGCCTAACTATCTAATGAAGTGGTGGTTTGATCGTTACTATAATCTTGGAGATCTCACAAAGAAGTTTGAAAAGAATAAGAAGAAGCCTATCATTGCAATTTTTGCATCTGGTACACACGTCGACGTTCTCAACCGTGTAAATCAGCAAGATGACTTTGAAAAGGTTGTTCCCGAAATTATTAAAACCCGTACTGATTTTAATTGGCATTTTTATGGCTCTCATCCTTTGCCTCTTAAATCATTTATTGATAGAGGGGAAATGAAATTCTTCAATTGGGCTCCTCTTCCTGACTTTCCTGAAGCTATGGCTAATTCTGGAGCTCAGGTAACTTTTGCAGCTCTTCAGGACAACCATTTTAATCGTTGTAAGTCCAACATTAAACTTATTGAAGCAGGGGCACTTGGTCTTCCTTGTGTGTGTCCAGATATGCCCACGTACAAAGATGCTTTCCTAAAATACTCTACAGGTGCAGAATTTATTGATTGTTTAAAGTTGGTAACAAAAAATCAAAATAACTACGTGGAACATTGTAAAAAAGCTCGTGCTCATGCTGAAAAGTTTTGGCTAGATGATGATGCCAATTTAATGAAGCATCACGAATCGTATTTTACAAAATACGGAGATCCGAACAGAAAATATTTAGTTTGATTGTCCACTAGAGTGGTTTATACTCTTCTCTATGTATAGAAGTGTATATTATAATCCCTTTAACGAAAGCATCTTTTTAAGTACGTGGACTGAAGATGGCGATAGAATTTCGTCTGAAATTCCTTTTAGGCCATACTTGTACATTGAGCAAGAAGGTGCAAAGGATGGTACTTCTATTTTTAAAACCTCGCTTGTAAAAAAGTCGTTTAAGAATAGTATTGATCGCAGAAGGTTTACTGAGAATACTGCTAACAAGCGCTTATTTCATAACCTATCACCGGAGCAACAGTTTCTCATTGATCTCTATAAAGATCACAACACCAATTCTGAATTTTCTAAATTTGCTCTCAAGACATATTTTATTGATATTGAAACCTACTCTGTAGGAGAGTTTCCAGTTCCCGAAAAAGCAAAGGATCAAATTAATTTGATCACAATTTTTGATACTATCACTCAAACTACTCATACTTGGGGTTTGACTGAACAGTACACACCCACATTAGACAAGTGCATATATTATCGTTGCAAAGACGAAGAAGATTTACTCATTCGCTTTGCAGATTTTTGGAAAGCAGACTATCCTGATATTGTTAGTGGTTGGAATACAGAAGGTTTCGATATTCCATATATTATGAATCGTTGTATTCGGTTGTTTGGAGAAGAATTTATTCAGCAGTTTTCGCCTGTTGGTAGAGTAACAAGCAGAAAAATCTTTACGAGCACATTTGGTAAAGAAGTTACAAAGTGGGTTATGTGCGGTTTGAATCATATCGATTATCTTGAAATTTACAAGACGTTTTCCGTAGGTGAGCGTGAGTCGTATTCGCTGAATTACATTTCGGAAATTGAATTAAACGAAGGAAAGATTGCGTACAATGCAACGAGTCTTGGAGAACTTGCGTCAACCGATTGGAAGACCTTTGTGGATTATAACATTCAGGACGTTCATCTACTCGTAAAGCTAGAACACAAATTAAAGTATTTGCAGATTGTAAGATTGCTAGCGTATCGTGGTTGCACAAACTTTGAAGCTGCACTAGGAAAAGTATCTATTGTTACAGGAGCTGTTGCAATTCAAGCTCACAAACAAGGTTATATTATTCCTACATTCGGTACGTCTGCAGATAGAGAGTCTTATGAAGGAGGCTATGTTAAAGAGCCTGTACGTGGGTTGCAAACGGCTATTACAAGCTTTGACGTAAATTCACTGTATCCTAATACTATTATTACTTTGAACATCTCACCTGAAACTAAGATTGGTAAGATTGTCACAGGAGATATTGATACAGATAAAGAGATTACGATCAAACTTGTGAACGGTAAATCACACACGACACAAGTAGAAGATTTTAAGAAAATGATGAAGCAAGAGAAGATTGCTCTTTCAAAAGCTGGTGTTTTGTATTCTCAAAAAGCAAAGGGAGTTATACCAAATCTTATTAATGAAATTTACAAAGAGCGTGTTGAGATACAAAAGCAACTTCACGTACTTGAATTAGAAAAAACACCTACGAAGGAAACAAAAGATAAAATGATTTATCTTGATACTCTTCAATATACATTCAAAATTTATTTGAATTCAATCTACGGAACATTTGCTAATAAACATTCTTCATTGATGGATATCGACAATGCAATGTCAATTACTATTACTGGTCAAAACGTAGCAAAAGCTGGTTCGTCTATTATCGACGAATATTTGAAAACCAAGTATGACATTACTGGTAAGTCTTGCACAATTTATCAAGACACCGATTCTGTATACATTACTATTCAGCCTTTGCTCGACAAACTAGGTATTCAGCTTCTAGAAGGCGATAAGATTAATCCGGTTGTTTATAGTCTCGTTTCTGATATAGACAAAGAAGTTAATACTGAAATTCTTAACTGGGCTAAGAATGAATTATTTTCAATTGATCCTCGTTACGTTTTCAAGCGTGAAGCGATTGCAGATGTTGGTGTCTTTTTGCAGAAGAAGCGTTATATTTTGCGAGTTCTTGACAATAAAGGTATTCCGATGGATAAGTTCAAATTTGTCGGTGTAGAGCTTGTCCGTTCGACAACTCCTAAGAAAGTAAAAAAGTTTATTGAAAATATTACAAAAACAGCTTTGCTGACAAAAAATCCAAAAACTACAAATGAAGTTTATCGTAACAGTTATGAAGAATTTTGTAAACTCAGTCCCGATGATGTAGCCTTGCGTTCGTCTATTAATAACTTAGAGAAGTATGCTGAAGGAGCTTCGTTGTTTAAGTTTCAAAATGCAACACCATCTCATGTTAAGGGAGCAATTGCGTATAATATCTTAGTTAAGAAAAACAACTTAGATTTAAAATTAGAATTAATTCGTACAGGTCAAAAGGTTAAAAAGTTGTATTGCAAAAAGAATAGTTATGGCCTTGATGCAATTTCATATCCTGTGGCTTTTCCAGAAGAATTCAATCTACAAGTTGATTGGGATAAAATGTTTGCAAAGCTTGTTACTCAGCCTGTTGAACGTCTGTACGAAGCGATTGATTGGATTACACCTAATCTCAATAAAGAAGTTCAGACTGATTTGTTTGAGTTGCTAGGAGCATAATAATGGCAGCATACAAGAAAGATGTCTTTAAAGTTCTTAAGTCCTTGTTGTCCGATGATTATACCGTTGAAGACTTCACAAACAATGACTTGCACAGAGATATTCTTATAGCGTTGTGTATGAACGATGTTGCCTGGATCACATCTAACGATAGAGTGTTATTAACTCCTGAAGGAGAAAAATATTTATTTGATTATCTTTTTTCTGTTGAAAACGAAAAAAAAGGTCGTAAGTTATAAATGTAATATGAGTGAAAACACAAATACCAACCTAGTAGTTTTTCTTGACACAATCGGAAGAACAATCATCGGAAAGGCCGTCACCCAAGACGACACAACCGTATCTGTAGAAAACCCTGCTCTTGTAGCAGTACAACCAAACGTTCAGACTGGTCAGATCCAGCTTCAGATCCTTCCTCTGTTTTTCAGAGAGTTTCAGGCTGATCGGAATGTTGCAACTGTTTGGCATTACAAGAAGGACAGCATTACATTTGCTGACTCGATTGTTTTTGTTGATCAGTTTGTCAATCAATACAACCAGTTGTTTGCTCCCGTCGTAGCTCCAGCAGAAACGGCAGAGGAGGCTCCAGTCGTCAAGCTGTTCGATTCCGAAAGCTAAGATAAACAACTCTAAAAGCTCCTTGGGAATTAAACCTTCCAAGGAGCTTTTTTTGTGTTGTAAAAAAGTATATTTGACTCATAATACTCTATATGGCTAAACAAAAAAACGACGAGACAAATGGTATTAAAGGTTCTATTGCAGATGCTTTTAAGGTTTTGGAAAATCTTAATCCATCAGCAGCATCTCTTAACGATAACAGTCTTTCATCAGTTGTAAGTTGGATTGATACGGGCTCGTATGCTCTTAATGCAATTATTTCAGGATCACTTTTTGGCGGTGTTCCTATGGGACGTTTGACTGGTTTTGTAGGACCGGAGTCGTGTGGCAAGACACTTATGGCTAATAAGATTATGGCCAACGCTCAGAAGAAAGGAATGTATATTGCATACTTTGATACTGAAGGTGCACTAGATGAAGCTACAGCCAAGCGACTTGGTTGTGACACTTCAAAGATTAAACACGTTCCATCTGAGATTACAGAACAATGCAGGAATGAAATTGTTCAATTTTTAAATTCCATCATTGCAAACAATTTGCAAGGTCAGGTTCTCATCGTAATTGATTCGCTTGGTAATCTTATTACTACACAAGAAAAGAAGAAGATTGAAGAAGGTACTGATACTCTTGATATGGGTAACAGAGCTAAAGCTCTTAAGAGTTTGATGAGAGCAATTACACATTCTGCAGCAAAAGCTAATTGTCCTGTAATTTTTACAAACCATATTTACGATGATCCTTCACAGCTTCATCCTTCGGCTATCAAGAAGCAAGCAGGTGGTTCTGGTCCTCTTTACATGGCTTCGGTCATTGTGCAGATGGCTAAGAAGACTGAAAAGACTGAGGATAGTAAGAATAAAGATTCAAACACCGAAACCACCTTTTTGTCAAAAGGTATTAATGGAATGACTCTTCGCACTCTTACTACAAAGAATCGTTTTGTAGCTCCTTTCCTTGAGACCGAGTTGTATCTCAACTTTAAGACTGGCTTGAACAAGTATTCAGGACTACTGGAGATGGCTGAAGGTTACGGAGTCCTCGAAAAGGCTGGTCATCGTTATGTTCTCAATGGAGAGACACTTGGTTTCTTTAAGGACTGGAAAGACGATGAGTCAGTCTGGGCTAAGATTCTTCCTACTCTTGAAGAAAAGCTTAAGACGGAGCTCTCGTTTAAGAACGAAATTAACATTGACGTTGATGCGGAGTTAGATGATACTGAAGCGGATGACTAAACCTGCACCGCTTCCCAAGCTTGACTTGGATTATTTTGAGAACATTATTCTACTGAATGCTCTTTCGGATCAAGAATATCTTGCATCTATTGTTAATTATCTAGATCCTGCGCTGTTTGTAGACAAGAGCATTGCACGCGTTATAACGGGCATAAATCAGTTTTTTACTCAGCGAGGGTCAGTTCCTACACTAACAGAAATTAAAGCTCGTATGACCTCTGATGAGGACAGAAAAGCCTTAGCAGATGTTAAGAGCAAATTATCTCAACTTGAGACATCATTCAACAAAGATGAATTAGTTATTAATACAGAAAGGTTTCTTAAGGAGCGGTTTATTTACAAAACTATTCTTAATGTAGCTGATAAATTTTCTGAAGATTCTTTTAGAATCGAAGATGCTCTTCAAGAATTTGAGCAAGCTTATAACATTACATTATCTGAAAATCTTGGTCATTGGTACTTTGAAGATATTGAGAAACATGTTAAAGAATTAGTTGCAACGTATAAGCCTATACCAACTGGCTGGAAATTCTTTGATGACAAATGCGAAGGTGGTTTGTTTCCTAAAACTCTTGTGGTGTTTGCTGGACAAGTAAATGTTGGTAAATCAATTGTTCTCGGAAACGTTGCAGCTAATATGGTACTTGCTAATAAAAACGTCTTGCTTGTTACACTCGAAATGTCTGAGTTTATGTATGCAAAACGTATTAGCACTCAGCTTACTCAAATTCCTCATAACGATCTGAAATCGTATACTAACGAACTTAAAGAAAGTTTGGAAGGCATAAAAAAGAATTTGAACAGTCGGTTGATTATTAAAGAGTATCCTCCAAAAACGGTTACAGTAAGACAGATCGATGCTTTTATAACTAAGCTCAAACATAAAGGATTTGTTCCAGATATTATTGTAATAGATTATGTTAATCTTATTCATCCGATTGCAAAAAATCTTAATTCGTATGAATCAGTAAAAGAAATTTGCGAACATTTAAGAGCTTTATCGTTTAAGCATGGATTACCTGTTGTAAGTGCAACTCAACTCAATCGAGGATCATTTAATACTGCAAGTCCTGGCATGGAAGGTATTTCTGAAAGTATTGGTCTTGCTGCTACTTGTGATGTTATTTGTTCACTATGGCAAGAGCCAGAAGATAGAGAACTTGGTATTATTAATATGGGTATGCAAAAGAATCGTTTTGGTCCGAATTACGGTTCAGGAGCCTTCCGTTGTAACTATCATACGTTGACTTTAAAAGAAACTAATCCAGACTATTTTGAAGAAGACTCTCCATCTACCGACAACGTTGTTAGAGGAGTTGAAGACGCTTTAAACACAATTTCCAATGAATCCTGAACCAATTATTATATCTCATATTGATCTTGACGGCATAGTTTCTTACCTAGCTATGTGCTGGGCTTTGAATAAAAAGGTTAGACTATACGGTACGACACCAAAAAAACTTGAAGCTGATGTAGCAAAAATTATGGAAACTCATGATAAAAATGTACCTATGTACTTTTTAGATTTAGATGTATCCAAAGTTGGATCGTTGATTGATAGAGAAAATGTTACAATTATTGATCACCACAAAACAAATATCTATCCGTACAAACATGCAAAAAATACTGTTGTAAACTTTACGTCGTGTGCAAAGTTAATTTACTTAAATTACTTGAAAGACAAAGATATATCGATAGCCAAAAAAACTCTTATTACATTAGCTGACGATTACGATTCTAATACAAACGCGACACCTTTGTCAGAAGAACTTAATATTGTATATCATAACACAAACAACAAAATACAATCATTTATTGAAGATTATTACGACGGGTTTAAACCTTTTGATAAGTTTAAAACTAATATTATTTCTATATACAAGAAAAATAGAGATCAATATTTAAAAACACTAAAGCCTTTCTTTGGTAAATTTGTATTTGAAGAAGAACCTGTAACTGTAAGTGCTGTATTTTGTGATAACTATGTTGCTGAATGTTGTGACTACATTTTCAAAAAATACGACGTTGATGTTGTTATTGCTGTATTGGTTGAACAAAAACGTATTGCTGTAAGAAGAAATTCTAAAAACCATACTGTCGATGTGTCTAAGTTTGTTCAACGAATTGCAAATGGTGGAGGACATGCAGCAGCAGCTGGAGGTAATCTTACTGACGAATTTATTGAATTTACAAAAATGTTGAAACCTTTGGAATAGGAATTAAATATTCCTAACATGATTTTTCCAGGTCTGGAGCTAGACAACTCAACAGC